GTACTTGCTGGCCGACCCGGCGGACCTGCCGGTCATCGAGGTGGCGTTCCTGAACGGCCAGGAATCTCCGGTCATCGAGACGGCGGAGGCGGACTTCAACGTGCTCGGCGTGCGGATGCGCGGCTTCCATGATTTCGGTGTCAGCCTTCAGGATCCGCGCGGCGGCTGCAAAGTGAAAGGCGAGGCATGAGCATTCTTGCACCAACTGCTTCCGGCTTGGAGCCACACCCCCTCGGTGAGGAGGTATGGAAGGACATTCCCGGATTCCCGGACTACCAAGCAAGTGACGGCGGACGGATTCGGAGCCGCAAGTGGGGTACGTGGAAGGTGCTCAGACAGACTCCCCATTCGAACACCGGCTACCTCGTCGTCAGCCTCCGAGTGGATGGCCGGTACGTGGCGCGAAGCGTGCATCGACTGATCGCAGCGACGTTCCTGGGGGAGGCAAATGGCCGGGATGTCAATCACCTCAACGGCGACAAGCGCGACAACTCGCTTCGAAACCTCGAATACGCAAGCCGCGGCGACAACCATCGGCACGCTTACCGGACGGGGCTGCGCCCGCCAGTCGGTAAGAAACTCACCGATGACCAAATCCGCCAGATCGCGGCTCTCAAAGGTGCTACGACGCAAGCGGACATCGCCCGGCAGTTCGGCGTGAGCCGCGCGACGGTTGGCAGAATTCACGGCAGAACACGACACGCGCCTCTGTTGTCTTGAAAACAAGGAGACTCCAATGGCGACTGCAACCTTCATTCATGACGGCGAAGCAATCGACTACACCCCGACGGCGGACGTCGCGGCCGGGGCGGTCGTGGTCCAGGGCGAACTGGTCGGCGTGGCCAAGCAGCCCATCGCGGCGAACACGCTGGGGGCGCTGGCGGTCACGGGCGTCTTCGACTTCCCCAAGGCCACCGGCTCTGGGATCACGGCCGGGGCGCTGTGCTACTGGGACGCCGCCTCGCAGCGGGCGACGACCACCGCGACGGGCAACTCTTTTCTCGGCAAGTGCGTCAAGGCCGCGGCCGACGCCGACACGACCGTCCGGGTTCGGATGAGCCAGTGAGATGGGCTGTTTGACTGTTTGGCTGTTCGACTGTTGGGCTTTTCGGGATCGGCGCGCAACGGCCCAAATGCTTGCAGCCTGACAGTCTGCAAGCGACCGGAGGGAGCGACGCGTGGGTGACCTGCTCAGGCAAGGAAGCCAATGGCTGGAGCAGCATCGTTCGGCGCACTGCTCCAGCCAGGTCACCTATCGCCGGGGCGATCAGGAGCAGGCGCTGAGCGCGACGTTTGGGCGGACGCAGTACGAGGTCCAGGACGATTTCGGCCTGGTGGTCGCGGCGCACGTGACGGACTTCCTGGTGGCCGCGGCGGACTTCGCCCCGGTCTTCGGCGAGCCACAGCCGGGCGACCGGATCGTCGCCGACCTGCCTGACCGGCAGGCAGGCGGCGTGGTTTACGAGGTGATGAGTCTGGGCGGCGAAGGGCACTGGCGGTGGAGCGACCCGTATCGCACGACAATGCGGATTCACACGAAGCAAGTGGGCGCGGCATGAGCCAGTGCGCAGAACCCACGGAGCAATGTGCATGAGTGCGTGCGCAGAACAGTATGAGCGGGTGTGCAAGGGCGACTTTGCAGCGATTCACGCCAAACTTGATCGGCTGGACGAGGCGATTCGCGGCAACTCCAAGCCCGGCCTCCAGCTTCGGCTGGACCGGCTGGAGGCGGCCGAGGCCGTGCGGTCTCGCCTCTTGTGGATTATCGCGGGATCGACCGTGACGCTGACGGTTGGCGCCATGTGGAAACTGGTCTTCGGAGCATGACGGCATGGCCAAGCGCTGGATCAACTCGATGGACGTGGAGGTCAGCCCCAGCGGCGCGCCGCAGTTCGACATCGCCGGGTGCACGTCCTTCGCGGGCGGCACCAAGACCGTTTCTTCGACGGGAACGCCCGAGCCGCTCGTGGCGACGTCCACCCCGTGCCGGTTCGTGTGGGTGGGGGCTCGCGTGGACAACTCCGGCAACCCGCTCAACGGCTACCCGTGCTTCATCGGCGACTCGGCCAACCAGAACATCCCGGTCATGCCCAGCAACTTTGAGGGGCTGATCATTCGGATCGACGACGCCGGCAAGGTCTACGTCCGCGTCGCCGGCAGCGGCAACGGCGTGGCGTACCGCATCTTCGCGTGAGGCGATTGTGGCGACGATCACAAGTGCACAATCCGGCTACTGGAACGCCCCCGGCACCTGGCAGGGCGGCGTCGTACCCGACCTGACCGTTGACGATGTGGTCATCGCCGCGAACCACACCGTCACGACGGATGGGTCCGCTCTTACGCTTTCTGCCAATCGGACCATTACCGTCTTCGGGGAGCTCAAACTTGAAACGCCGCTGACGGTCGAAGGCAACGCGTCGATCGACGTCCATGGCAGCAGCCTATATGTCCACAACGATCTGTTGGTTAAGGGTTGGTTTCGGCTCTATGAAGGCGCCTGTGCTTACGTCGAGTGCAGCGGAAGCCTCATCGTCGCCAACTACGCCTACCTCATCGTCAGTTACGATGCCTTGCTCGTCGTCTCCGGTGACGGCCGTCTGACCGTCAGACGTTACGGAGTCGTCTATCACGTCGGCACCGTCCATTTCGACGCTGGAAGTCAGTCCGACCTGTTCGGTCCCGCCTGGTGGATGAGCGAGGAGGCCGACCTGTACCTGGGTTCGGGCGCCGTGGTCCGCCTTTATCGCGGGATGAGTCTCGCCGGCCGGTTTATCAGCGAGGGTGGGAAGATCGTCATGCTCCGCCGGGAGACGTGTCTCAGCGACGCCGGGGGGAATTCCTTGTTCGTGTGCGAGCAGGTCTACGGCCACGGACCGACCCTGGTCGCATAGGAGAGCGCCGCATGGCAGGGACCGGAAGACCGATGGAACTCTCGGCCGTCGAGTGGGCGGTTATCGAACGGATGCGAAGGACACCGGAAGAGCGTCAAGCCGACCTGGATGCCCGCGAACAAAGATGGTGGGCCGCCTTGACGCCGGAACAGCGGCAGGCCGAAGAGGCCCGTGCCGCGCGGATCGAGGCGATGACCCCCACCGAGCGTCGGGCGTATTGGGCAGGCCGTCGCCTGGCGGGGATCGCCTGGGCCCTGCGCCAAGACGTCGCCAAGGGCGTGGACCTGGCCGAAATACTGGCGGCCGTCGAGCCGTCAAGCAGGCCCGACGTGGATTGGCTGGTCGGTGAAGTGAAGAAGGGGGACTGACGCATGGCACGGATCGCGGACATCGCGGACGCGGTCGTGACGGCACTGAACGGCCACACGTTCAGTCAGCCGTTCACGGCGGCGCGGGCGTATCGGCCCGTCTTCGACCTGAAGGACATGACCGACCTTCACGTGACGGTCGTGCCCAAGGGCGTGGAACTGACCACCGCCGGACGCGGTCTGGCGCAGAGCGACGTGCAGATCGACATCGGCGTCCAGAAGAAACTCGCCGCCGGCGACAACGCGGAGATCGACGCGCTGGCGGCCCTGGTGCAAGAGATCGCCCAGTTCGTGCGGGCGACGGGACGCTTCGGCGAAGCGGCCTGGGTCAAGACCGAGAACACGCCCATCTACTCCGCCGAGCACCTGGGCGAGCTGCGGCAGTTCACCAGCGTCCTGACGCTGACGCTTCGGGTGATGACGTGAAAGAGACTTTAGGCTTCAGGCTGTAGGCGCGGCCACGGCGGCCCTCCCTACAGCCTACAGCCTATAGCCTACAGCCTATGTTTCGCATGGTGGCCAAGCAGATGTTTTTCGACCGCAAGGCGGTCACGGGCCGCGTGGACAAGGCCGCGCGGCAGGTGCTCTCGAAGTTCGGGGCGTTCGTGCGGACGGGTGCGAAGCACAGCATCCGCACGCGCAAGGCCGCCAGCGAGCCGGGCAGCCCGCCTTCGAGCCACGCGGGCCTGCTGCGGAAGCTCATCTACTTCGGCTACGACCCGTCGCGCAGGGGCGTGGTCATCGGCCCCACGCCCCTGCACGGCACGGCCGAGGCCCCGCCGCTCCTGGAGTACGGCGGCAAGGCTCGGCGGCGCGGACCCAAGGGCAGGTACGTCACCGCGACGTACAAGGCTCGCCCGTTCATGGGCCCGGCCTTCGAGCGCGAAAAGCCCAAGCTCCCGGCGATGTGGGCGAACAACGTCAAGCAATAGGAGGCCACGGACATGGCGACGTTCATTCTGGGCAAGGATGCGAAACTCTATTTCGGCGCGGCCGGCAGCACGCCCTCGACCGAGATGACCAACGTGCGGGACGTGACGCTGACCCTCGAGGCGGGCGAGGCGGACGTGACCACGCGCGCCAACTCCGGCTGGCGTGCGACCGCGCCGACGCTCCGCGAGTGCACCTGCGAGTTCGAGATGGTGTGGGACCCGGAGGACGCCGGGTTCACGGCCATCAAGAACGCCTTTTTAGCGTCGGGATTGATCGCCCTGAAGATTCTCGACAAGGCCAACGGCCAAGGGCCCGACGGCGACTTTGCGATCACCTCGTTCAGCCGCAACGAGGCGCTGGAGGAGGCCATCACCGTCAGTGTGACCGCCAAGCTGGCCGTGTTCCGTAGCTGGATCGAGGGGACCTGACATGAAGACCTTCACGGATAGCGCCGGGCGGACCTGGACGGTCGCGCTGACCATCGACGCGGCCAAGCGGGTCAAGGGCCTGCTGGACGTGAACCTCTTGGAGCTGGAGGCGGGCGACCCGCCGCTGCTGACGCGGCTGGGCACGGACGTGATCCTCTTGTGCGACGTGATCTTCGCCCTCGTCAAGCCGCAGGCCGATGCGGCCGGCGTGAGCGACCAAGAGTTCGCGGCGGCCCTTGGCGGCGATGTGGTCCTGGCGGCGCAGACGGCCTTCTACGAGGAACTCGTCGATTTTTTCCGCAAGCTGGGCCGGGGCGACCTGGCCAAGGCCGTGGACGCCCAGCGGCGGCTGATCGACCTGGCGGTGCGGCGGATCGAGACGCGAATCGAGCGGCTGGACCTGGAGGCGGCGGTCGAATCGACCCTTGGCGAACCGTCTACGAGCTCGCCGCCGTCGTCGGGGTCGACCCCGGCCCCCTGACGCTGCGGGAACTGCTGTGGATGGCGGAGGCCCGGGGCCGGGACGACTGGGCGCACACGTCGGCGATCCTCGCGTTGATCGCCAACGTGAACCGCGACCCGAAGAAGACCCGACCCTTCAAGCCCAGCGACTTCGACCCGTACGCCCGCCAGGACCGGCGGGAGCGGGTAATCGTGGACGAGGAATCGCTGGCAATCCTCAGAGAGGCCCTTGAGGGCCGGAAAGGCACATGAACATGGACGGTAACGCGATCCTCAACTGAATTTGGACGTTCCTGAACTCGGGCATCGGCTACGCCATCATCTGGGCTGGCGTCGTCGGCTTCTTCATCTTCCTGGCCAGCAGGCTCAATCCCTGGCAGGAGAAGTGGAAGCAGTACGAAGGCAGCATCATCACCGGAATCAAGCTTGCCGAGAAGCAAATCCCCGACGACACGCCAAACGCCGGCCTGGCCAAGCTCGACGCGGCCCTGCGCTTCGTGCTCAACGCCTACGCCGAAGCCAACAACGGCAAGCAGCCGTCGGCCGCGCTGCTCGAGCAGATCAAGCAGGGCATCCAGATCAAACACAGCGAACTGGACCGCTTCGGCGGGCTGTCCAAGCCCAAGGAGACGGCGTAGTGCAATGGCTGGTGGCCATACTGACGGCCTTCTTCCGCGCCCTTCTGTCGTGGGTTGCCAAGCAGTCGCGCCCCACGGCGGAAGAAGGCGGCACCGACGAGCAGACCAAGGACAAGCTGCGGGCCAAAGTCCGCAAGCATTGGGGGCAGTCATGATCCTGATGAAACGCCTGATTCCGTTCCTGTTGCCCATCCTGATCCTGACCGGCTGCGGCGGCGGTGCGCCGTTCACGCGAACCATCTACGCACCCGATGGCACGCCGGTGCGGCTGCGGAAAACGGTCAAGGACGCCAAGGTCTGGGTGAAAGACGCCGACGGCAAACCAGTTGCGGGCAAAATGGACCTGCCCGAGGGTTGGTACGCGCTGCCGGTCGACGGGGAGGATCAGCCGTGACGATCAGAAGCCGCTACATCGAGGCAAAGCCGCATCTTCAGGAAGGAGATGCCATGCCGCGCGAAATCCGGGTGGGTCAAGGTCTCTCCCGGAATGGCGGCGAACCCGTGTCGTTCGAAAAACGTCCGCGAGGTGTTCCGCGCGTGTGTGCAGACGGTCCGCACTTCCGACTCGCGGCATCGGTCAAGCAGTCGCGCAAGCAGCGCGCTGCCCACGCCCTTATGCCGGCTGTCTTCCGCAACGGCCAGATGGCGTATCTCCATCTCCCCATCGGACACCGCTTGACCCACGATAGCGCCGACGACGCCCCGCGAGTCAACGGCCACAAAGACGATTTCGGGCCCCGGCAGTTTGAAGCGTTCCCGGATGTCCCTCGCAAGGCCGATGGGACGCCACAGCACATCCCACAGCAGGCGGTCAGCCTGCGAGAGATCGCCGTCGGATGCCTCGCGCACCTGGATAGCGGGATTCGGATGCATGGCTTCAATGTACAACATGCTCTTGCGAAATGGAATCCCAGGATGAGCGCGTGGAGGCTGCCGGTGACGATCACAACCGCAATTGTGGCGCTCGTCGCGTTGGCGATCCTGGTCGACCGGAATGGACTATTGTGAGGAGGAACGATGGCCACTGCGCAGGGAGTCCGAGCTGGTCGGGCTTTCGTCGAGCTCTTCGCCGACGACAGCAAGCTCGTGCGCGGCCTGAAGCGCGCCCAGGCGAAGCTCAAGGCCTTCGGCGAGGGCGTCCGCAACATGGGCCTCAAGCTCATCGGGCTCGGTTCGGCGATGGTGGCGCCGATGTTGGCTGCCACCAAGACCTTCGCCGGCATGGGCGATTCGTTGGCCAAGAT